CGCCGAAGGTGTGCGCGAGGGTGGTGCGCAGATCGAGTTCGATGAGTTCGATAGACTCGGTAAACAGGTCGCGCAAGGCGCGGTCGAACTCGTAGGCCTGGCGAATCTGCTCAAAGGTGGTGCCGGGAAGATAGCAGTGGCGAGGCTGCTCGAACACCAGGCCATACCCCGTGAAGCAATAATAGTTGATATGGCGGAGAAAATCGGAAGCAGCCGTGGCGTCCGAAATGACAAGTCCGCGCCCCTTCAATTTCAGAAGCTGATCGGGAACGGAGAGCCAAGTTTTCGGAAAGGGAACGCTCATGCAGTGACGCCCTCCCGCGATGCCTCGAATTTGGGCAAAAAAGAAACGCGCCCTTGATGTGCATCATCCTTACGAACGAGAGGCACGGCGCGTGTGTTGGCCAAACCTTGCTCAAGCGTTTGAATGTCTGCAAGCAGGATTTCAAAAATAACGCCTCCAACCAAAGTAAGGAGCCCAAGGCCGATAGCTCCGCTAGTCGAGATAAGGGCTGAAGGGGCTGTGGCAACGGGGCTCATGAAAAAGAGTAAGCGAAGTTACCCGCGCAGCGTCCAGCGGATGGTGAAAAGAGCGTGATCATCCGTGCCCTGGGTGAGCTTGCCCTCGATGGCGGAGATCAATTCGTCGCGCTGGCGATCAACGCGATCCTGAGCCTCGAAGAGGGAGCGGCGCTTGTCGTTGCGGGTGCCTTCGAGGCTGCGAATGCGTTTTTGTGCGGCGAGCTTGGCCTCAAGGGTAAGGGCGGTGATGGCTTCGCGGCGGGCCTCTTTAATGAGGCGCTCCAGCTCCTTGATCTCGCGCTCCAAGCCGACTTTCAGATCGTCAGACCATGATTCGAGCTTGGCGGCCTCGGCCTCGAAGAAACCGGCGTTGCGCTCGGACACCGTGCGCTGAATGGCCGTCCGCTGTTGGCTAGTGATGGTTTCCAGTGCGCCGGTCGGAGCGGCGGAGGTAGGCGAATCGGCGAGCGTGTGACCTGGCAAGGTGAGCAGACGGGCGGCGGCCGTATCGTCGAGAGGCGCACCGGTATCGGTGACGGCGGAGACGATGAGGTGATCCTCGGCCTGATCGAGGGATTCGACGGTGAACTGGGAGACGGTGAGCCAGCCGGACTGGCCAAGCAGAGGCTCCAACGCGCTGACCATGCCCTCGTGGTCGCCGTAGGCAAAGACGACCTCGGCGAGCGGAAGGGCGCGGGCCTTGGCCTGAGCGAGCACGGCCTCGGCGAGCGGATGGCTGAGACGGTAGAGATGGGCCTCGCCAGAGCGGCGGGGCAGCTCGTAGCGACCGAGCGGGATTTCGCCCGCGAACGGGGTCGCTTTCAGGACGAAACCGGCGTCGTCGGCAAAATCGGCGTGGGTGGCGAGTTCGTGACGGGTGAGCGCCATGAGGAGGCGTTCGTAGCGGCTGAGGTAGGCCTTGGCGGCTTCGTCGCGAATCTTGAGTTTTTCGCGCACCTCGTCGTCGAAGTTTTCGAGCAGCTTCCGGCGCGTCTGAGTCATGGATTCGTTGATCTCCAGGCTGAGTTCGAGCTGGAGCTGATCGAAGGCGGCCTTGATTTCGTCGGGCTGGCGGCAGCGCTGGTAGATGGCGGCGATGCGCTTCTCGAAATCCACGCCGGACTCGATGGAGCCGAGCACCTCGTCGCTGGCGCCGAACACGCCCTCGAAGAGTTGGAATTTTTCGGAGAGGAGTTCGAAGACGCGTTTATCGGCGGCGTTCTTGCGGTTGAGAAAATTGACGACGACCACGTCGTGTTTCTGGCCGTAGCGGTGGCAGCGGCCGATGCGCTGCTCAATGCGCTGGGGATTCCACGGGAGGTCGTAGTTTACGACGAGCGAGCAGAATTGGAGATTGATGCCCTCCGCGCCCGCCTCGGTGGCGATCATGATGGTGCCCTCTTCGCGGAAGTAATCCACGAGGGCGGAGCGCATGTCGGCGGATTTGGAACCGGAGATGCGGTCGGTGCCCTCATGGCGAGCCAGCCACAGGGCATAAATGGCCTTGGATCGGTCGTCGGTGTTGGAGCCGTTGAAAAGGACGATGCCGGAACCCCACGGACTATCGGCGAGCACGCGGAGCAAGTAGCTCTGGGTGCGGCGGGATTCGGTGAAGATAATGGCCTTCTGCGGGGCGGGCGGCGTCATGCCGGCCATGCGGGCGAAACCGACCTCAAGGGCCTTGAGGAGGGCTTTGCCCTTGGCGTTGGACGAAATGGACGTGGCGAGCGTGGCGAAGGATTCGAGGTCGGCGATTTCGCGGGTAATCGCCGCGCGGTCGGCGTCCGAAAGCGGCGCGGCTTCCGTATCGTCGCCCCACTCCTCGGCGGTCTCGGCGAGGGCTTCGTAATCCAGATCCAGCTCCTCCTCAAGGGAGGCGGACGGCTCCTGTTGTTTGATCTTGGCCCGCAGGCGCGCGGAAATGGATTCGAGAGCCCCAGCGATGGCGAAGGTGGACGAGGCGAGAAGCTTTCGCAGCACCAGCGTCATGAGGGAGCGCTGGCTGGCGGGGAGAGCGACGAGGTTGTCGCGGCAGAGGTAGTCGGAAACGAGGGCGTAGAGCCGATCCTCGCTCTCCTCCGGCGTGAACTCCTCTACCAGCGGCAGGCGCTTGGTGTAGGGAACGTAGGCTGTGACCTGGCGGCGAAGGGTGCGGTGACAGAGGGGTTTCAGTCGCTCTTTCAGCGTCTTGAAAACCTGATCCTGACTGAGGTTGGCGAACTGATCGCGGAAACTCTTGAGATCACCGAAGGCGTGTTCGTCGATGAAGCTGACGAGGCCGAACAATTCGAGAAGAGAGTTTTGGAGCGGGGTGGCCGTGAGCAGCAGTTTGTTTTTCTCGGCGAGAGCCTGCTTGAGGACGTTGGCGATGATGTTGGACGGCTTGTAAACGTTCCGCAGGCGGTGGGCTTCGTCGATGACGACGAGATCCCACGGGGTGTTTGCCACATCGGATGCCTTGTTGCGGGCAAACTGGTAGGAGCAGATGACGAGGGTATCGTTTATCTCGAAAGGGCGGAAGCGACCGGAGCGGATGGCGGCGTTGTAGGATTTGGCCTCAAGGATGGCACACGGGAGGAAGAATTTTTCCGATAGCTCCTGATGCCACTGCTTGCGGAGATTGGACGGCGTGATGATGAGGATGCGCCGTTTGCGCTCGGCCCACTTCTGGGAGATGACGAGCCCCGCCTCGATGGTTTTGCCGAGGCCGACCTCGTCGGCGAGCAGGGCACCCTTGGACAGGGGAGAATGGAACGCGAAAAGCGCGGCGTCCACCTGATGCGGGTTAAGATCGACCTGCGCTCCTGCAACCGCACCGGCGAGCTTTTCCGCGCTGTCGGAGGAGCAGCGCTTGGTAAGCTCGTAAGCGAAGAACTTGGAGTGATAGTCAGTCAGCAACGCGCTCCAACCAAACGACTTTAAATCAATTGGTAAAAGCAAATGATAAAAAGAAAAAGCCCCGGCGCGGTGAGCGGCCGGGGCTGGTGATGGGACGGTCGGAGGATGACTTAGCTGCCGGTGACCTTGCGGGCGCAGACGGAGCTGGTGACGCGGATGTCTTCCGACCAATCGACGGCGAGGATGTCGGAGCGGGCGGCGTCTTCGCGATACATGCGAACCACGTCCACGCCGCCGCGACGGAGGCGGAAGGTTTTCATGAAGCTGGGATCGTAGAGCGTGGGGCTTTGGCTGGCGTGGAAGATGACCAACTGCTGGCCGATGATGTTCACGTTGGCCTTGGCCGCGCCGAGCTTGGCGGTGTCCTTGGCGAGGATGCCGACACGGATGTCGATGCTCGGGTTGAGGAGAAGCGAAGCGAACTGCGACATGGTCACGCCGACGGAGGCCGCGCCGGGGAAGCGGGCGAGAATTTTGGAGTTGTTGCGGATTTTATTCCAGAGGGGGAGGCCGATAACCATGCGATTGGGCAAGCGACCGGTGTCGGTGGCGAGGGCCTCGATCTGCTCGTCGAGCTTCACGATGGGGTCGTCGCTCGCGAGGGCGATATTGGCCGAGGCGGTGAGCGCGGAGACGACGCCGAAGACCTTGGCCTCGTGGGAGGTGATGGCGGACGAGACGAGGGTTTGGGTCTTGGCCTCCTCCAGGCGGAGAGGATCGCTCTGACCGGCCTCGTCGCGCTCGTGGTCGTCGATGGCGATTTCGAGCGCCTGCGGGAGACAGTTGTAGGTGGGATCGCTGGCGGCGAACTCAAGACGCTTGGCGGGGCCGCCGACGGCGCGGGAGGTGTCGATGACCTGAAACGTATTCTTGTCGTCGAAGCTCTTGTATTGGCCGGTGGCGGCGGCAACGACGACCTCCGGCGCGAGGAAGGTGGCGAGCGAGGCGGAGATGTCCTGGGCGAGGCCGCGCGCGTAGTTGGTCAGCGTGACGTTGTATTTGGAAGAAGACATGGCGGGAAAGGAATGAGGGCGATTTGGCTGGGCGTGGTGAAAACGATCACGTGAGCGTTACGGGGCGGAAGAGGACGGCCTCGATGAGTTCATCGGCGGCTCCGGATTCGAGGGCTTGGGCGACGACGATACGGGCACCGGAGCCGGCATCAGTCTGAACGCGGCCATCAGCGGTGAGTTGAAGGTCGGTGCCAGGCCAGCCGACGGAGGCGGCGAGCTTCACGCGGATGACTCCGGCGAGACCGCCCGCGCCGACGGCGACGGTGACGATTTCACCGGCCTTGCCGTCGGTGAGGAGGACGCCGAAGGGCTTGTGAGCGGTGGAGCTGACAAGGGCGACCGTGCCAGCGGTGAGGACGACGAAGCGGCCTACTTGGCCGGTGAGGTCGGCGGCGGCCTCGAAGGGGAGGATGGCGTTGGTGCGGGCGAGAGAAGTCTTCATTGGAAGAGGGCGTTAAAAGTGGGTGATGTGAGGCGGGTTCAGCGGAACAGCTCGGGGCTCTCGGCCTTGGCCTTCGCGTAGATGCTGGGGAAATCCGCGCCGGGGTTGGCGGCGCGCACGGCGGCAAGCTTTTGCTCCTGCCGGGTGATGAGGTGGGACGGGTCGGCGGCGGGATCGCCGCCGGGAGTGAGGCGCGCGAGCACCGGATTGACCGCGAGCGCGTCGAGCGCCTTTACGGCCTTAGCCTCGTCGCGGATGAGCGCATCGACCCAGAAGCCGCGCGCATCGGTATCCTTGGCCGGGAGTCGGCCAGCGTGGACGGCGGCATCAACCAACGACTCGGCGCGTTGGCGGGCCTGAGTAGCAATCGAGGCCTGAAGGTCGGAGACCTGAGACTTGAGGGCGGAGACGGAGCGTGAGACCTGTGAAACGAGGTCGGCCTCTTCGGTGGCGGACGCCTCGACCAGCGAGAGCGAGCGGAGCGTGGAGATGAGAGTTTGCATGAGCGGTTGCTCGTGCGCGGTGTCAACGGGGGCGGCGGCAAACAGGGGCGCGATGCGCTTGAAGGCGGCGCGATTGACGAGGCCGCCCATGTTGATCTCGGAGCCGGTGACGTGGCCGGAGGCGTCAAGGTGGAAGGTCGGGGAAAAGCGACGGAAGGTGCGGCCTTCGACGGCGCGTTTGCCGGCGTCCGACCATTCGAGACGGGCGCGCACGCCGCCGGTCTGCGGGTCGTCACCGGCCCAGTAGAACTCGGTCGGCCACGCGGAGGCCTCGCGGTCTTCATGGTTGAAATCGAAGAAGGGACGATCTTCGCGGCCCTCGGCGGCGGCAGTCATCTTGGCCGCAAGGAAGGTTTGGAGGACGGCGGCGGTGGCGGCGCTGACTGCGACCTCGACCGACACGGGTTTGCCGCTTTGAGAGGCGCGGATGCGATGCCGACCGGGCGGCATGTATTGGATGTCGGTCGGGAGAGCGGAACCCTCGGCGAGGGCGTTGGAAAAAGCGGCGTGGAGCGGAGCGGCGATGGCGGCGGTCATGCCGTTGGCGGGGTGTCAATCCGGCGACTGGTAAGACGCCTTGGGCACGCGGATCAAAACGCTGCGGCAGTTGTAGTGCGCGGGCGGCGGCGAAAACCAACCGTCGCCCCACCGACGACCGTGGCGGCCTTGGCAAAGGGGAGTCGTGACAGAGTCGAGCGTGGCATCCCAAACGAGATATTCATCGGCGGCGTTAGCCTCGGCGACTTGCTGCGGGAAAGCGGCCTGAGCGGTGGCTTGGCGGGCGGAGAGTTCGGCGGAGCTTTCCGACGTTGCATCGATGGGGACGCCGCAACCGCACGCGCACTCCTTCGCCGTCGCCGGTGCGGTATCGGGAGGCACGGCCTGTGCGACGGGTTTAGTAGGGATGAAGAGCGCGACGCCCGCGTCGGGCGTCGGAACCTTATGGCGTTCGTAGAGGTATTGAAGCGACACAGGCAGACCCATTTCGACGAAGAGAGTTTTGTCGCGGGCGGCCATGTCTTGCTCGCGACCGGGACGCGAAATCTCCACCTCAACGAAAGGGATTTCTTCGGCGCTGCCCCAGTTGAGGGCGATCAACTGGGGGATGAGCTGGTCGTTGATGATGGAGACGATGAACTCGGCGTAGGTCTCGAACAGATCCAACTCGACCTCGCGATGAACCTCGCTGGCGGCGCGGCTGCCTTGGCCGTTGTGCTCAACGGCGAGGTTCTGGCCGAGGAGCATAATGTCGCACGCGCGCTCGGCGATGCCCATGAGGCGTTCGCTGGGATCGTTGGGGCCTGCGACGCCGGGCGTGGTGCCTTGCAGGATTTGCAGGTTGGTGCCCTGCGGAAACGCGCCCCATGACGCGGTGCCCATGTTGCGGAGAGCGGCGGTGATGGCGTCAATCTCCGACTGGGTGGCGGTGGTCGGGTAGTTGGCCCAGCGCAAGGGCGTGCCGAAAAGTTCGGCCTTCTGAACGAGCCATTCCCAACCGAGCATGTGACCGAGCCAAAGCGGAGCGAGGGCGCGGAGCTGCGCGGCCTCGCCGAGTGCGCCGGACTTTGATTGGAAAATGCCGGTCAGGAATTTGCCGGGGTGTTTGGCGAAGGGCGTGAGCGTAGAGAACGCGGCGGGATCGAGGCGGAGTGCGAGCGTGCCGTCGGTGTTGATGCCGAGGTAACGGGACGGGACGCGGCGGAAGCCGACCGGAACGACGTAGCCGGTGCTATCGGTGGCCCAGTCGATCTCGACGACGGAGAGGCCACGGGCGACGGCGTCCATGAGTTCGTAAACGCCGGAGCCGAGCGGGGCGCGCGTGGTGTCCACGTAGCCGCGTTGGAGGTGGAGCGCGGATTCAACAAAGGCAGCTTTCTCCTGAGCGGACGCGGAAGGCTTTCCGTTCTTCGGGGTGAAGGGCTGCACGTTCAAGGGCAGCTTGCGGATGGCGTTCTTGATCTTCTGGAGATTGGCGCGAAGGCGCGGCCAAGTATCCTCCATCAGGTTGAATAGATCGCTCTGCGCGGCGAGATCGCCACGGGCGCCGGCGTCGAGCAATGCGCCGACGGTGTCGGGCGAAAGCGAACGGCCGAAAAGCTGTGGCTCGAAGTCGCGAGCGGAGGGGCGAATGACGGGTGCGGCGAGTTTGGCGGGAGACGGTGAATCAGACATGCCAAGACCTCCGTGTCATCGCGCCCACGCACCGCGAAAGCGGGTGAGCGCGGGCCGATGGTGGCCGTTCATGCCGGTCGGCACGCGGGTTGATGCAAAGGCTCCCCAACCCGCGCCGGGGTTGCGCTGGGCGGCGTGAATAGCGAGGGCGAGGGCGGTTGAACGGTCAGCGTGGCCGTCGGCGGTGCGGGCGGCGGCGTAGCGGATGGTGCCGCCGGGGCTGACGATGCGCTGCATACTGCCGAGATCGTCGCGGATCACTGCGGCGGCGGGGAGGGCGATGGCGCGGGCCTGCATGGCTTTCTTGAGCCGCTCGAACAACTCGCGTTTGCGGTCGCCGGTGAAGGTGACGCCCTCCAAGCGAGTTTCATCGAGCGCGGCGGCGAGGTGTTCGCTCACCGGCCCGCCGATGCCGGTCGCGTCGATGGCGGTGAAGGCGGCGGCCATGACGCGCGGAGCAAGGATCGCCTCCTGCTGCGGGAACGGGATACGGTCGAGAACCAGCACCTCGCGGGTGATGAGCTGACCGCCGTGGATGCGTTCCAAAGTCCAGGCGACGGTAAGGTCGCGTTTGCGGCCAACGTCGATCCCGACGAAGAGCGCGGGGCGGACGCGGGACTCGCGCGAAAACAACTCCTCGGGTGCGTCGAGGCTGGCGTCGTCGGACTCGCAGCCGCGAACGAGATCGGCCGGGAACACCTGCGAGGAGTGCTCCATGAACTGACACTCGAACTCCTGCGCCCAACCGTCGGGGTCGGCGAGGTTTGCGCGGAGTTCTTCGATGTTGAGCGCGAGGCCGCTGGCGACGGCGTCGTAAACCGTGGTCTTGTGGCGGGAGAAAGCCGGAGCGTGTTCCCAGAGGTCGAAATACTTGTTGTTGCGACCGGCGGGCGTGGAGATGACGCGCAGCTTCAATGCACCGCGCAGCGGGTTGGATATGATTGGATAGACCGCTCGCCAGATTTCCTCGGGGTTCTCGTGGAAAGCGAACTCATCAAGGACGAGGTTGGCGGAGTAGCCGCGTGCGGTGGCGGGGTTCGCCGGGAGAGCGAGGACGCGGGCACCGTTAGGGAAACGAAGCTGCGACTTCTGCACCTCTGGCCGGTATTCCTTGCCTGTGGAGTAGCTGATGGCGTCGCAGAAAATGGATGCGGCGCGTTGCACCTTGTCCATGAACTCAAGGGCCTGCCGTTCTCCTGCGCTGAGGATTACCCAGTCGCCGCCGGTTTCGAGCGCGTCGGCGACGACCTCGAATGACGCGGCGAGCGAGCCGCCGATCTGGCGGGACTTGAGCCAGATTTTGAAACGGGCGTCATCTCGAACCCACGCGAGTTGGTAGGGCAAGAGGAGATCGAGGGGTGTGACCTTGAGCTTCTTGCTCATGGCGACGCATCCTTGGCCGGGGGTGCGGGCTCGACTGCACCAAGGCGCGAACGCCACTCCCGCATGATGTCTTTCTCGCGGTCGGCGGTGATGTTGACCTGGGTGGCGACGACCGTGGTCGGCTTGTCGGAATAGAGCTCGGGCTTATGGGCCTTCAGGAAGAAAATCAGGCAGGCGTCGGAGAAGCGGCGGCGCTCGCCGCATATCTGGCCCTTCGCGTCGAAAACCGGCTCCGTCCAGCCGTCGATGCCACGGCGTTTCAGTTCCTGCTCGGCATCCTCGATGCGAGACGCGTTCCGCACGCGGTCGCGTTCGAGCTGGGCTGATTGGAGCACCGGCACGAGATCGGGCTGGCGCTGCAAGTGGCGGTAGAACGTGGAATGGTCGATGCCCTGCTTCTCGATTGCGCTCGCAGTCGGTGCGCCGTCGCGGATGTCGGCCACGACTCGCTCGAACAAGGCCGTGCTGAACTTGGATAGCTGGCCGGGCTTTTCGGACTTGGGAACCGTGATGGGCATTCCCATCGGCGAGGTGTCAATGGGGGCGCGCGGGCGAATTTGGCGACGGTATAAAACGCGCGTGAACGGCACCCGTTGCCGGGCGGCGGGCGGAGCCCGACGCGGAGGCCCGCGCCGATTGAGCGTGGTGACGGGCGTTAGCCCGCCGCAACGAGTGGGCGGCATCCTTGCCGCCGCCGAGGCGCAGGAGGGCCGACGCGCGGCTCGGCGCGCCCGGCCCGACGAAGGCGGAGCCCAGCGCCCGCTGGTTCTGCGCGAAGCGCGCGGGTGCTAGGGCGAAGCAGTCGCGCCAGCGGCGCGCAAGCCCGCCGGTCGGCCAGCGAAGCTAGGCCGACAGGGACGGGCGGGGCCACCGCCCTGCTTGGGTGGCGGGGGGAAGCTCCCCAGTGAACGAGCGAAGCGAGAGAACGATGGGGGCGCGTGGCGACGGCAGAACCGACGATGGCTTGTGAGCGAGGTGGCATCGGGGACAATGCTTCGACAACGGACGGCCAGGGCGGGCGCGGGGGAACCTATTCATTGCGCTAAGCGCCGCTAGAATCTTCGTTGAGGCGCGGCGAAGCCGCAGTGGAATTGGTTCGCGCGCCGCACACTGGAGAGGCCCGAAGCTCGCCTCCGGCCCGAGAGCACTACTCCACCTTATGTCAAAAATGCCTCCGGCGGGTGCCCTGACAGGGTGCCGGACTCGCTCCGAAGGAGGGCATCTTGGGCATAAGGTAAGTAGTGCGCGGAGGGGAAAGCAGGTGGCATGACGGCAGAGCGGGACGAGAAGGGTTCACCGACATGACTCGGACGATGGACGCGGGACACGACGCAGCCCGAGCGCGGGGGGGCTGCCGCAGTGCCAGCGCCTTCGCCGTGACGGAGGTGAACCCGGATCGCCTGCTATGCGGGCGGGCGACCTGCCCGGTGGCGAGCGGAGGGCTTTCCGCATTAGTGGCGCGCGTTCGCGTTGGGTCGTGAGTGAGCTTTGCGAACGAACCGCACACCGTTGTTCGAGGGGCGTTGTTCCGCCCCGAGCATCGAAGCTCCCGGCGCATGAGGCGGAACCGAGCGAGCCTTGCGAGCGGGGGCCGGAGTCGTTTTGGCCCGGCGAGTCGGCGGCGCTCGGTGAGCACCCGCCTTGGCGGGCGCGGAATCGAGTGACGCTGTCTCGACGCGCTGGAATTGGTTTGGGGCGGGAGACGTTGTGAGCCGGACAGTCGAGCAGTCGGTGACGTTCGGGCGACCGGAATGGAGCGGAGTGCGGACGTGGAGCCGAAGGGGCGACGGCGACGCCGGGTCGGGGATCAGCCGCGACGACCGCAGCCCCGTTCGCGAAGCGAGACGGCGCGGTTCTC